GGTATATTGAAGTTAAAAGCACCTAGAGTGATTTTCAATATCCCCGAATGTTTTGCATCGGTTGGAGCACTTCTTTATAGTGAAATAGAGTTTACATTAAAAAAGACTAGAACATTTTGTGATATGGTTGGCAGCAAATTCCGTGTTATCTTAAAAGGTTTTAATTCGACTGAGAAAGCGAAACTTATTAAATGTAAAGTAGATTCATTTTTACACCCCATCGCGATATCACTCGATGGTAAAGGATGTGACACTCATTTGTCAGAATTTGCAATAACTATACAAGAAATGGTTGATTATAAGATTTCTAGTCAGAAATCAAATTTGAAAAAATTGTATAAATTACTGCACTCTGCAAATTGGAAGTTATATTTGGATGAAATCATATTAATATTAACAGAGGTGATGCGGTTGACTGGTTCCATTGACACTGGAATGGGAAATACTGTGATACACACAATTATATTGATTTACATCATAAGACAGGTTGGATTCCGTGTGGAACCAAGTGTTGATGGAGACAATATGTTAGTAATAATGGAGGAGGAGAATGAAAATGAATTTATGGAGGTTGTTAAATTGGTAACAACGGAATTGGGGGTCAGTTTCACCTTGGATGGTAAAACTACCGTTTTGGAGGAAATGGAGTTTTGCAGACACAGACCAATGCACATTGGTGACCAATGGGTTATGGTACGAGAACCACGTAGAACCATCTACAAGTTTTTCAGTTACCATTCCACATTTGGGCTCAAACAACTAAATGCATACATGAAAACGGTGGCTGATGGTGAGAGGAGAAGTTTTTCAGGGGTTCCTATTATGGGCCCACTGTTTGAAGAAATTTACAGACAAAATATTGATGAACCAGAGTTTAAAGGCCAGAATTTGATTGAAAAACATAAGATCAAAGACTACAGACCTCTAGGAATTAAAATTGAGTTAGCAAATAGATTGAGCTTTGAAAAATCTACAGGTATTTCTGTAGCCTCACAAATGCACATTGAGTGTAATATTAAAGATGCAGTTTTTAAATACACATGGGGGGAGAATTTGTCTTCACCATGGTTGTTTAATGACCAAGGTTTCCAGTGGGACCCATCGTATACTTACATTAGAAATTTTGGAAGATAAGGTGTGTTTGCGGTTACGTTTTGGAAATTGCATTATGAATTTTGTTCAACTAACTTTTAGTATTGGGCCTTTTTCTATTCATTTGTCCGCGATGACATAAAACTAGTTGACCGAGACGTCAATAAACTATCTTGGAAACAAGAAACATGCCTCAACATTGGTTTTATTCGCCAGTTCGCCGCATGATTTTGAATGAATAGAGAGAAAAGGAAAAACAAGAAGAAAAGAAAGAAGAGAAAATAGAAAAGAAAGGAGAGAAGATAGAAGAGAAAATGTTCAGCAAGTGGTACAGAAAGTTGCCACCATTGCTAAGAGTAGAGCAAAGGAATTGTCGCATCAAGCTTGTGCTAGATGTAACATAATGTCTGATGGACAAATCGGAGCTGGTAGAATAGCGAAGTTTGTAACTCAGTACACATTAACCAACTCTGCTGCTGGTGATGCCTGTATGCTGATTGTGCCCTGGCTTGACGACCATTGTGTTGTCACCAATGCAACAGTATGGGCAGGTGGAACATGGGCCGCCGGTGGTGACATGGCAAACAAAGCTGGAATCGAATCCAACTGCAGAAAGGCACGAGTTGCAATGATGGTAGTGGATATTGAAGGTTTAGCTGGTTCAAACGACGCGTTTTCACAATATATGATGGGAATTATTGGTGATGATAAATCAACTAGTAGTATTACATCGTGGGATACCCTCGGTGCCATGAACCAACATGATGGTAGTCCATTCGAAATGGGGACATTTGGGTTTGATTACAAAAATTCAATTATTTGGCGTCCAACTGTGGCTGCGGATATGATACCTAGATTACCAACAATTAACAATGCGTTGGGAAATTCGTATTCAGACACTAGTACAGCTGGGACTAGAGTAGTGATTGCATCGAAAGGAGCTAATAGCGCCGCCGTTGCAAGAGTTACTGTAACTGCTTGGCTTGAATATGAAGTAACACCAAGCTTATCTGATTTTGTACTACCAAAAATAGTATTTGAAAATCCCCAATTGGCATCTTTACAGAAGTCATTGGGTAAACGATTAGCTGGATTGAAAAACATGGATGGATCTCGTTTAGAACTTTTATTGGAAAAATTGGATGGAGTCGTTGCTAAGGCTATTGGAGAAATTGGATTGGACGATATAGGGAAACTTATATTGAATATTTCAACTAATCCAGCTGTTTTAGCACTCTTCATTTAGTTTGTCTCAATGTTTCAAATTACACCACTAATTAGTGGTATTTCGTCCTGTCGTGACGTTAAACCGAGTTGGGCATGGTCTGTCCAAATAAATCTGTTGAGATTAAACAAAAATTCACGATCAGTGAGGGGAAGACTTGGTGTTGAAAGACAACCAACATTTTCTAAATGAAACTTTGCCTATAAGGTACCCCCTGTCGTGACGTTAAACCGAG